TTGATCGTGGTTGTTCGTAGTTGCGGATTTGTGTTTCGGATAATAGCCCATCGAGATTTTCTAATCCCGTCTGGTCCTTTGTTTTGTTGAAGTGCTCTTCTAAAAACTTCGACACAACAGCCAACACTTTTGCCACTCCCCACTGGTCCTCTAATGCCACGAAAGAACGTGTTGTCTTTCATAAAAGACTTTAGCACTTCTCCATCAGGCTTATACTTAAAATCAATCACTTCTTGCCTTGCTCACCATTTTACTTAAACGCTTAGAAAGTAGCGTGGCTGCTTTTGGCCCTTTTGTTACAACAAAGTCTTTTTTGCGAAGTGACATTTGAAACGCATCTTCATTTGATAACTTCTGAAGTTTTCCATCAATCATCCGAACTGTCGGAAATAGTATCTCGTTATTTCCAACTTCACGAGAAGCCGTGCGCATAGTTTCATTATCTTTAGTTGTAGGTGTGTTTTTATTCAAAGCTCGACGCAGCCAAGATGGCACTTTACCATCTATTGTTTTTGGCAATGGGCCACCGCCTTTTCTTGGATTCTTCATCTCAACCCCGCGTCTGTTCCCTGCTTAATAATACGCTCTGCAATCTCTGGCCCAATGCTATCAATCATTTGATCCAACATTCTATTGGTAACAAACATCTTGCCATGCTTCTGATCAAAGAACTTGAAGTGTTCCTTCTTCACAATGTTGCGTAGAAGATTAAGCTCTTCCTGCTTCAGTGTGTTTACAAAGCTCATTTCTTTGCAGCCTTCTTTGGCGCAGCCCTTTTCTTTGGCGCAACTTTCTTTTTTGGCTCTGGACCTTCAACAAGCTTTACAGAATCAGACATGTGCGTTGCGTGTGTCCATGTAAAGCCATGAAGTGTATGAGTGTCACCAGTCCAAAGTTCATTCGTATTCTTTGTGTACCAAGCCATTAGGTTCTATACTTCCTTACTTTCCGAGCAATCGCTTTCGGTTGAGCCACAAACTGCTTACCCGCTGCCCTGCCCTTTCGTTTAGCTCTGGTTGTAGCTGCATATTCAGCAGAACTAAGAGCAGCAATAGCCTTAGCAGGTAGGTAACGCTCACCAGTCTCACTAGACTTCTTGCCAGACTTGGTGCGCCACTTCTGCTTTCCCCAGTCCTTTAGTGATTTTTGAGGAGCCTTCACTTATAACCCCCGCCACGTTTTTTATATTCTTTTGCTAGCAACTGCGCCTTACGCGCACTCCACTGACCCGCCTTGGTTCCGTGAGTAGCTCGAGCCTTAATCCGCTGAAAGAGCGACTTACGCATCTTTGGCTTAGTGTAATTACCCGCCGCATTAACCGCCATTAAGGAAAATCCTTATCAGGTGGTGCCATTGAACCTAACTCGGTGCCAAGGCGTTTTAATAATGTTTTAAGCTTACGGCGTTCACGAGTAGACTTGTCATCAGTCTTTCCCGCTATAGCCTTCAAGCGGTTCTCAGCATCATTGTACTTACGCTGTAACAAAGAACGATTAGCTGGCATTTTTCTTAGACTCCATAATCTTCTTCTTCAAAGCAGCAGGTAGTGTCTTCTGCTTACCTTTTAGCATTGTCTTCTTCTTAGGGCGACCAACCTTCGATCCATACGTTCCTTTACCCATTGGCATCGTAACTGCCCCCCATCATCGGATTCAATAAACTACGGCGCGGCGCACCACTCCTAACATCCTTCAAACTGCGCTCACGTGTCTTAGCTTTTTGCATAGAAAGTGACGGTAAAGGCGCAGGCTCTTTCTTAAACTCTTTTTCGTAAATATCATCAGCACTAGGGCCGCCACCAAAACACATTATGCAGAACTCCTATTGTTGCGCACATACCGACGTGCAGCTTCTACACTGCCAAAACCCCACTTCTTTAATGCCAAAGCCTTCCTCGTAGGACGACCCTGCTCATCCTTCATCGGCCCCTTCATCCCAGCAAACCGAGCAGCAAATGACACCTTACGCGCCTTCTGCTTGTCACTCTTCGGCTTCCCTGTCACAGGTGGCTTTAGATTTGCACCCTCAGTGCGCTTAAAGTAAGCACGACCCTCTCGATTCAAACCACCCGTTGGACTTTGATACTTCTTAGCAACCATCACTTACCACCCTTCATAGCCGCCTTAACACTCGCGTTACTCTTGCCACGCGGTGGAGACTTCTCAGGTTTATCTGCTCCAAATCTACTCATATTTCGACCCTTAACATAAAAAAATATTTTTGGCTATAACGAGCTTTTCGGGCAAATAATAAGAGAGGGGGACTACAGTCACGTTACATACCGTAAGTTTTTGACCCCACCCCCTACCCGAGGTCTATGCTAACCTTAATATCTCCTGCAACTTGCACTTGTGAACGATCTATCGGCTTGTAGCCCGCTCTGTCTAGCAAATCTTTACTAGCCTCAAGCTGCACATACTCGGATTTAGCGTTCCTAGAAAGCCTTGAAACCGTTGCTAAAGCACCCGTAGCTGACAGCCCAAATGTCTCTAACATCTTCTCATGCATGTATTGCTGCACATGTGGTAGAGCCAAAGCTCTGTGTCCACTTGTTCTAGCTGATTCACCTGATGAATACCCAGCTTTCTCTGCGGCTTCCTGAACGCTGCATCCTTCTGATACGAGTGTATCTACTAAAGCTGTCTGTTTTTCGCTCAATTTACGCTTAACTGGTACTGCCATGGAACCTCTCTACGGTTGCTGATGCGAAGCTTCAGCAAGTGTGTATCAACTCTTCACTTGCTGCATCACATCTACTGTTTTAACTGCTATCTTATGCAGTCGAATCTACTGCATTCCTTGCTGCAGCTTCATCATCTGCATCTTATTTTCATCAACTGAGGGATAAGCACATCGTATGATCACCCCCCCTATGATCCCCCCCACTGTGGGCTATTTGTCAATAGCTTGTCAATAGGTGACGTTACGTCACTTTGCAAATGACGTAGCGTAACATTGGTAAATAGCTATTGACAGCTACAAGAGTGCCAGCATCAGTTCTTCTTCGTTTAGATGGGTTTGAGCATTGCTTGCGGTTCACCAGTGTCGCTGCGGTCATCTCGCATTCCTTTGTGATCTCACGGTCAAAATACCATTCGCAAGCAGCATCATTGATCCGTGCTGAGGTTGCGGGTTGGTTGTTGCGATGTTTACGGCTCTGCGTCTATCTGTGTGATGATGCAACTTGCGAATAGCAACCTGATCGTTGATCAGGATTTTGTCCGTGCGTTCAGTCGTCATCGCGAGGATGGTCCTCGCGCCACAACTGGAGAACCTAGAAATGTCAAACAATACATCTAAACTCATCGAACTGAAGCTAGCGGTTATTCAATACCACAACGGTGATAATATGGATTACCTAATGAAAGGTATCGCACGAGATGCCTGCTACACCAGCCACAACTCACTGCAGTACAAGCGCAAGCAAATGGCAGATACCATCGCTGACTTTGAATCTGCAGTCGTCGAGAACAGAGATACCAAGGCTGACGCAATCGCTCGTCGCCTCGACAGCATGAACGTAGAGCTAGAACACATGATCGAACGTCACGACGCTGATCGCGCCGTCTACGAGATCATTACCAATGGCGAACAGTGGGAACCACAGCGCAAGACACGCAGCGTTCCTGCAGCGCTAGCCAAGAAGGTCGCAGCAATGAAGAAAGCGGTGGCGTAAGAGCCACCCACACCTGAGCAAGTGTTGAAACTGCTCTAACCACAACAAAGGAGAACACCCATGGAAACGCAACAAGAAATAACCGACGGCTTAAATTCCGCGCTAAACGAGGCGGCTTTGGCACGAGCGCTTAGAGCTATAATCAACGTTGAGATTAGCAACCGCATTGATCAAATTGTTGAAGCTCAGAAAAATGAAAACGATTTTGACATCGAAGACTATCGTGGTGACATCGAGACAATGATCTCGGAGTACATCAACTACAATGTAACAGTAACCATCGAGGGCTAACATGAAGATCAACATCCATAACATCGTGGAGGTGCGTGAACAGATCACGCACTACACAAACAATCTGAAGTTTATCTGCCGCAACATCATTGTGATTGATGAGGATGGCAAGGAAATAGAAATCAGTTTGTTCACTGAACAAGATGAACGTGCGATCGCACCACTCACAACCAAACGGAGCTATCACAATGCTTAAACCTAACGAGATGTTTCACACACCTGACGACTTTGAGGAACTGCAAGATTGGATCAATCGTCATAACCTAGACGAGCGCATTCACTTACTAACCGCAGCCGTTATGGGTTTCAATTTAGCAGCAAAAGCCAGCAGCGAGCTTGTCAAAGAGATCGAAGACCTATGTGATGACTGTGACAGTGACGCATATCTACAAGCAGAAATTGGTGGTGCGGGATCAGTGACCTATGCCATCAGAAAAATACTGAAAGGAGTAGAGGCAAATGTATAACGTCTTTCATAGAACATGGTGGAAGCCAAATCCTAAGTGGCCCAATGGCAAAGAGCCACATGCAGGTGAAAAGCATTACTTGCTGCACAATGTTGATGAAGAATCTGCTGTAGCTTTTTGCAAAGAATGGAATGAACGCCACGATGCAGGTTGGCTATCAGATAAAGCGGAGTATGAAGAAGCATGATGACACGCAAACACTTTGAATGGGTGGCAGATTCTATCGCCCCGATGGTCAACTCACCGCTAGTTATTGAGCGTATTGCTGATGACTTAGCTTCTATGAATCCCCGCTTTGATCGAGACAAGTTTGTTGATCGAGCGATCAAAGCATGGGAGCGCAACAACTTACCAGAGGCTATTGATGATAACATACCGTACTGAAACCACTCACTGTCCAGAATGCCTGGGCGATGGCGTAATGTATTACACTCGACCAGAGCCTTGGGTCAGTCGTGACACACCACCTGCAATGGAAGAATACACCCGCCCATGCTGGGCATGTCATGGTTCTGGTGAAGCAGAGGTTGACGAAATAGACTTCTAGCTGCATACATGCAGTATGAAAAGCTATCTCGATACAATCAAAGAACACGCAGCATCCCGCAACATCACACTGAAAGAATTGTTTCGGGTCGCTGATCTTCCAACTTCAACGTACTATCGAACAATCAATCAAACATCAGAGCTGCGTTATGACACAGCTAAGAAGCTTTACGATGCTGTCGATGAAAAGGTGCGTCGAGATAAATACAAAGAGCGCATTGCTCGAATGACAAAGAACAATGAACACATTGATCGCAGAATTGTTCGCTACAAATGAGCCGCAAGAAAGCGCACTACATTCACTGCATTGCGTGTGAAACACAAACCGAATGGTTCGTAGCTATCCTGCGCAATGATCACAAGAAAACAATGAACAAGCACTGGTATGTTTGCCTTCATTGTTATGAGGAGGATCGATGGCAAACCGTAACAAGAGCAAAGGAACTTACCACGAAAAGTGGTTCGTCGATTGGCTTAACCAAATCAAAGCGAAAATCGAAGCGAAGCGCGTCCCCCTCAGCGGCAGTTTGGGGGGAGAGTATTCAGGCGACATCCACCTTTACATCAACGAACAAAAACTGGTGGGAGAAGTAAAGTATAGGGATAAGTCTAACTTCCCTAGCCCATTCAGTGTTCTCGAGAACCGAGACATTGCATTCTATAAAAGACGGAGAGGAACTCCGCAAACCTTAGTCATAATGACTGGCGAACAATTTCAACAGCTAATGGAGAACAGCTATGGAATCACAGAACAAAATGCTCAAGACAATTCTTGATCAAGGCACACACATCACAGCCCTCGATGCACTCAAGTGGATTGGATCGATGCGACTGGCTGCGCGTGTGTTTGATCTTAAACAATCAGGCTATCCCATCGATAAGTATATACGCGAAGAGGATGGCAAGCGGATCACTTACTATTACAAGTCATCAACTGAATGGGATTTAACAGCACAATGAAACAGGATGCAAAAGCAGTAGGACGCTTTGTCAAGAATGATGTTTGGTCAGCTAGTGTTTCACGTGGATCACACGAGATATACAAGCAAGACATGGAGCGAACCAAGTCATGGCAGCCTGATAGTTTCCGTATCAATGCAGAGCGCATTCGTGCTGGCGAGTTGGTTGCAGATCACTGGTTGTTTGGAAGACAGGCGGCTGGCATGATTGTTATGGGTTATATTTCTGAGTCAGAGTTGGAGCCACATCGCCAAGCATTGCTTGCTGAACATGCGAGGCATCGAGACTACTGGGTTGAAAGCAAAGACAAAGATGGCAATGCCGTTCGCTTCAATCCATACGAAGACATCAAGGCAGAGCTTTATGCCAAGCATGAAGCTGCAATGGCAAATGCTCGTAAAAGAAATGATTGATCTAGCTGCATAGATGCAGTAAGATACTCATTATAAATAAACAATAAACGGAGAACATCATGGATCGTAAAGGATTCATTGGGGGTAGCGACTGCACCCAGATCATGCAGGGTAACTGGCTTCAGTTATGGCAGATCAAAACAGGTCGCGCAGAATCAGAAGACTTATCACGGAACCTCGCAGTCCAGATGGGCATACATACAGAAGACTTTAACCTGTCTTGGTTTGAGACTGAGCGCAATGTTACTGTACGTGGACAACAAACGGAGTTTAAAGCTGATGTTGGAGGAGTGCCTGTTGTGGGGACTGTTGACGGTCTTGTTGATCGTTGCATCGTAGAGTGCAAACACACCAATGCATACAACACCATGAGCAAGGTGGCTGATTATTACATGCCTCAATTGCAAACGTATATGCACATTGCTGATGCAGAGGGTGCTTATCTAAGTGTGATTTTTGGTAACAGTGAATGGGACAGTGTGCATGTCGCAAGGGACGAAGAGTATTTCAATTCAATGTGGGCAGTGGTGTCAGACTTCTGGGGTTACGTTGTTCGCGATGAAGAGCCGATTGGTGTGGACACACCGACACTCTCAACTGAACGCATCCCGCTGGACGAAATGGTCGTACGAGATGCCAGCAGGGACAACGAGTTCATGGACGCAGCCATCACATTCGTCAACGGCTACGAACACAACCGTGTCTTTGAAAATGCAAAGAAAAACCTCAAACAAATGGTCAGTGATAACGAACGAGAAGTTTACTGTAACCACCTAACAATCAAGCGTGACAAGCGTGGATCACTGCGCATTACTAAACGATGAACATTCAAGAGTTTGAGAAGCAAATTAAACTTGCTTACAATAGGAGAAATGCAATGACTAAATCTGTATGGGAAACACTAAGCAAGATCGATGTATCAGCTTACACCGAAAGCAAGAACGGCTTCACATATTTATCGTGGGCACATGCATGGCGTGAGATCAAGAACATCTACCCGCAAGCAACATTCAACAAGCACTTGGATAACGATGGCACACCCTGCTTCATGGATCGCAATGGAAATGCATATGTCGTTGTATCTGTGTCTATTCAAACTATGGATGAACTAGCCACAGCAACAGAGGTATTCCCTGTGCTAGACTTTAAGAACAAAGCGATAGCTAACCCCAATGCATTCGATGTGAACAAGGCACTACAGCGTGGGCTTACAAAGGCTATGGCGTACCTAGGACTAGGTTTTTACATCTACGTTGGTGAAGACCTACCTGACGGTGATGGGGCAAGCGAGACCCCCAAGTCTCGAGCGCAGACCCCAGCACCTGCAACAAAGCGCAGCAATACTAATTGGTAATTCTTGGGGGTGCGGAGGCCTTTACAGCTTACAGACTCCGTTTTTCAACACTGATGGGTGGCAGTGTCCCCAAGAACCGCCCACTTAACTTTAACAAAGGAGCCAGTAGCTATGGCAGATTATGACGACACAAACTCAGGCGCAGTATTCCCACCCTTCGATGACATGAAGATGATCCTGCAGGGCAAGGTTAATGTTGATGGGCGTGAAGGAAGATACACAATCGTGCGCCGTGAAACACGAGATGGTCGTGAGATATTAGAAGTGTACGAAAAGGTTGGTGCAATGTTTGTTAACGATGGAGACAACCCTGCAGCACCTAACTACACAGGCATGTTATACAATACCAACGACAAGCAGATGCCTTACACACCACCCAAAGCAAACATGCGCATCGCAGGATGGCGGCGCATGAAGGATGATAAGCCGTATCTATCGGTCAAATGTTCAGAGCCTATGGTCCAGAATGATACAGTATCATCCAATAATGCCTTGCCACATGATGACATACCGTTTTAATTAGAGATGTTCTCTCTGGGAGGTGCACACTGCCAGTTCATCGCAGCCTATATTGCCTCTACCTCCCAGCAACTTGGTCAGCCTTCGGGCTGGCCTTTTTTATAGGAGCAGTAAATGACAGAGCTTAATCCAGCCGAACAACATATCTTAAAATACTTGCGTCAACAGGTCGATCGATTGCAAGATGAACGTTACCGCACAGATGCAAGACCAAGCATCATGAATGAAATCTATGCAGCACAACAAGAACTAAAGCGGTATGTATCAGAGCTGCGCAAGAAGGGGTACAATATCTAATGGTAAATGTAGTGGACGTAGAAATCACACTAGATAATTTTAAGAGAGCATTTGGACGCGATCCAGTTCAAGAAGAAATCGCCATGATGATGCGGCTAAAAGCTCTAAAGCAAGAGAAACAAATCAACACCAGCAACACTGGCAACACAATGGAGCGCAGCAAGAAAAGCCAGAAGGCTGCATTAGAGTTAGGGCGTAAGAAGAAACTGCTTAAACAACAGGTGAAGATCAGTCCTCAAGCCATGAAGGTAAACAAGATGTTGAACTATGGATTGTCAGAGGATCAGATCGCAGATGTCTTGGATAAAGATGTGCTTGCTATTCGCAATTGCATGTATCGCTATCGCTTACCGCGTGAAAGCGTAGTGCTTGACGACAAGTTTGTTCAGCATGAAGAAATAGGAATGTAATTCGTGGGGGCGTTATAGTGTCGGGCTATATATGCAATGGGCTTGCACCGCCCCCAGTACCTTAAAACCAATCTTCGACAGAGAAGCAAGGGCAAGCTTTGCTTGCATAAGTATTATGACCAGAAACTTTTAGCTTGCCATATTTTTTAAGCTGCATGTCAATCAATGTACGCAATGAATTAGCTTGCGCCTCTGTGTAATGGTCAAAAAAACTGTCATCTGAACAGCCGCCACGACCACCAACCAATGCAATGCCAATGCTCTTTGAGTTCTTGCCGCGAGTATGCGCACCAGTACGCCAAACTGGACGGCCCATCCCAATGCCACCATCACGGTGAACCACAAAGTGATAACCAATGTCTGACCAGCCACGTTCTTCTGTGTGCCAACGACGAATCTCATCTACTACATCGTTTACATTTTTATCTGCATACCAACTAGGATTGGTCGCTGTGCAATGGATAATAATTTCATTTATTTCACGAGTCATTTCTTTAGCCCTCTCATCGTGCGGATTCCAAACGAGGCTGCTATTGAAGCGTACATACCCCATTGTACCCATAGTGGTGTTGTCTCCAAGTTAGCAAACCCTACTGCCATTACATCCTGCATACTTGGAATGAAGTTAGCAACAAGAATCAAAACGAAAACTATTGTCCACAGTTCATCCTTCCAACTGTCCTTTGATGCTTCGATTGCAGCTTGCTCCCAGTTAATCTCACCAGTCGCTTGCTTTAGTTTGATCTCTGCGTTGGCTTTCTGGATCGCAGTCTTACCATCGATGTAAGATGTCGCTAATCCACTGAGTGCTTGTACTATGCCGCCAATCATAGCGTCCACTCCAAAATTTTATAAGTGCCGACGATAATCAATGCCCAACACCATGCCTCAAGTAGCTCCTCAAGCGAGATCATTTGTTAGACTCCTTCCCCATCCAAATACCAAAACACCCAGTCAGTGC